CCGAACGTAGTACTTGTAGTATGACTAGTATTATAGGTAGTAGTGGTACCCTTAGTTGTATTATATGTAGTATTATAGCTAGTTGTCGTAGCGTGACTAGTACCGAACGTAGTAGTTGTAGAGTGACTTGTATTATAAGTAGTCGTAGTACTCTTAGTTGTATTATACGTTGTATCGTAAGTAGTAGTCGTAGCATGACTCGTTCCAAACGTAGTAGTTGTAGAGTGACTAGTATTAAACGTAGTGTTATACGAAGTTACATGACTAGTACCATAAGAAGTTAGAGTAGTATGGGTTGTATTACGATTCGTAGAGTACGTAGTTGTAGTGCTCTTACTTGTAGCATACGTAGTGGTTGTACTATGGCTAGTTCCGAACGTAGTAGTCGTAGAGTGAGTAGTATTATAAGTAGTTGTAGTAGCATGACTAGTACTATGGCTAGTTTGTGTAGCATATGAAGTAGTATAAGTAGTCGTCGTATCCTTAGTAGTACTTGTAGCCCTAGTAGTGTTGAACGAGGTAGTAGTAGAATGCGAGGTAGTCGAGTCCGTATTATAACTAGTATTATAGGTAGTAGTGGTATCAAAACTAGTCGTAGTATCAAAGGTAGTAGTGGTATCGAATGAAGTAGTAGTACTTCTTGAAGTTTCGTAAATAGCCGTCCACGTAGTAGCAAGTGTGCCGTTATTGTTAACGACTACATAATTCGCAGAATAAAGAGTACCAGCATCTCCTTTTACGAAGATCTGGGAAGGCGTTTTTAGCGTTCCGTTATCATTAACCTTAATAGTTGCCATGATCTACACCACATACCAAACGTGTCCATTAGGAAAACCTGTCGCACTTGAGGGCGCTGTTGCGGTAACCGTTTGTGTTCCTACAGCTTTAGCCGCCGATGTGATTGCACCTGTAATTGTAAGAGCTGCAAAAGTAGGACTGTTACCAGTAGCTACTCCTTGGTTTAAAGCCTTTACTGAAGCTATACTTGTTAATTCCGAATCCATCAAAGCACCCGCTGAAGTTACGTTGGCAGTATCAGTAACATCTGCACTGGCTTCAATAGCATTGAGTTTACTGTGGTCTGCATTAGTGAAGTCATTAGTCGTAAGACCTCCATCACCTACACTATAAGTAGTATCTGTAGAAGAAATGGTACCATTAGCCGCTATTGCTACATTAGTGCCAGCGGTTAGAGCAGCTACTACGTTAGTAGTGTCAGTAACATCTGCATTCGCTTCGACAGCATTGAGTTTACTATGGTCTGCATCAGTAAATACATTGGAATCACTTGCGGCTTCAACGGCTGTTCTTATCTCTGCATCTGTCTGATCTGCAGTTGCACTCGCCTCGATAGCACCTAGTTTGGAATGATCGGCATCCGTGAATGTATTTGAGTTAGATGCAGCTTCAACTGCTGCAGCTATTTGAGCGGCACTTACTGCACCAGTATTACCAGCTACACTTAATACGGCATCTGTTGGGGTGGCGAGTAAGGTGTAGTCGTTCATGGTTCCAGCTGAACCACCGTTATGACAATAAGTTTTATTCTCATCTGAGCGAACTACGATGTCGCCTTCCTGAGCTGTAAGAGCTAGATGAGCTGATTGATTGGCTGCGGTTTGTACTGTTGTTAAAGCGACTGCTGTAACACTAATCGCACCACCTCCAGATATAGCTACACCTGTTCCTGCCGATAATGCTGCAACAACATTTGCAGTATCGGTTACATCGGCTGAAGCTTCAATAGCGTTGAGTTTGCTGTGGTCTGCATCAGTAAATACGTTCGAGTCACTGGCTGCTTCGACAGCTGCCCTTATTTCTGCATCCGTTTGATCAGCCGTTGCACTTGCCTCTATAGCATTAAGCTTGGAGTGGTCGGCATCTGTAAATACATTTGAATTTGTAGCGGCTTCAACGGCTGCTCTTATTTCAGCATCCGTTTGGTCTGCTGTAGCACTAGCTTCGATAGCGTTGAGTTTACTATGGTCTGCATTAGTGAAGTCGTTAGTCGTAAGACCTCCGTCACCGACTGAATAAGTAGTGTTAGTATAGTTACTGGCATGAATTGTTCCTGCACTAGCACCTGTCCAGTCGATATGGCCATCACCAATCGCTGCCACTGCCGCAGTTACAAAAGCCGTAGTAGCTAGTGTAGTATTATTTGTACCACTGTTCTGAGTGGTTGAAGTTAATGTAGAAGCTAATTGTAATACTCCACTAGAGTTTACAACCTCTACTCCACCTACTTCTAGTCCATTTTTGACTCTAAAATTATGATTTGTTGCCACGGTTCACATCTCCCCTAGGCCTGCTTTATTAAGCTAACTTTAATTGTTTGATACAGTATAAGAGATTTGAGGTATTTTGTCAAGCATTATTTTTAATACCTCTATAATTTATACTGCTATTGTCTGTAGAATGACCTTATAGGCCATCGTATCACCAGATGCAGGCGTTACAAGTAGTCTCACATTTGCTCCTGAGATATCTGCGGTAAATGTGGCCTCAGCTGCGGCACCTGTGTATATTGTCCCATACTCTGTAATATTGGCAGTTGAGCCGTCATGAGTAAGTAATAACTCTGTAACATGATAAGTACTGTCTGTAGAGTTTGTTACTTGAATAACGTACTTTGCTGATCTATAAGTTGCTTTTGCAAATGTAATTATAGATTTTTGAGCGGTACTCGTACTAGTAGCTGTGCCGGTTTCTTTAGCTGCTACAGCATCCTTGTTTTTACTTCTTTTTACAGTCCCATCAGAGCTAAGTAGTTCTGCTAGGAGTCTGCCTTTTGATTTAGCCATCTCTATGCCTCCTTAGACTATGATACTGTGTCGGACAACTTTGAAAGCCATGGTATCCCCAGAGGCAGGAGTTGCACGAAGTCTTACGCTTCCTGATGATATATCAGCATCAAAAGTAGCTTCCACTGCTGCACCTGTATGTATAGAACCATATTCAGTTATTTCAGGAGTTGTTCCATTATGAATTAATAGTATTTCTGTTATCTGGTAGGTACTATCTGTCGAATTTGTAATTTGAACCGTATATCTTGCTGATCTAAAAGTCGATGCTGCAAAAGAATTTACTGTAGTGACTGAGGTAGATGTAGTGGTTGCTGTACTTCCACTTATATTTGCCTGAGTATCTATAGTAAGTGCTGTAGTGCCAGCAGAGGATTTATATGCGGAGATTTGAACTAAATCGCCCGTTGTAGCACCCGTAGTTAAAACAACCGAAGTGCCATTAGTTGCAGTATAATCTGCACCTGACCCTTCGTCGAGTAGAATACCATTTAAAAAGACTTGAATTTTAGCAGGGGTGCCGGTGTCGTATGCTAAAGTGGCACTGTACACATCCGATCCCGAAAAAGTAGTTTGATTACTCGTTGCAACATACTCATAGGTTGTGTGAGTAGATGTTAGAGTATCACTAGAAGAGCTTCCACCAATTTCTACAACAGAGTCAGAGCCATCGTTTTTCTTGATGTACATCTTTCCGTCATACGTATTGATGGCTACCTCACCTAAAGCTAAAGCGGACGTAGCAGGAATTGCGCCCTCCGTAGAGGAGCGCTTTAATTTGATCGTTTGTGCCATATGGCCTCCCTAAAACTTGCGTATATACGCTAGAGATTTTTTAATTTTTTTAGAATGTTCCGCCGTCTACGTTGCCTGTATATGCAGAGCCCCAGCTAGAAGCTGTAAGAACGCGAGAGTAAGCAGGCGTATCTCCATCTCCTACTACCCAGTATTTAGCAGACTCATCCCAGTAAAGTTTTGTATTTGTAGAAGTACCCCTTTCTATTTCTAAACCAGCATCTGCTGAAGGAGTTCCTGTTTCATCACTGTTTAATGTCATAATAGCATCGCCAATATTGACAGTATTAGAATTAACAGTAGTAGTTGTGCCGTTTACGGTAAGATTACCAGTAACAATAACGTTACCAGAAGCAGTCATATTAGCTGCAGTGATATCGTCAGAAGTAAGTGTACCGTCTACAGCTACGTTGTTGAATGTTACGTTAGAAGTAGTTGCAACAGCCTGTCCGATAGAAAGAGTAACTTCATTTGCGCTAACAGCACTAGCTACACCAGTTCCACCAGAAATAGTAAAGGTTTCTCCACCGGCTATAGCATCTGCAGTTCCTGAGTCTGCCGCAGCAGTCCAAGAAGTTGCTATGGCTGAAGTAGATATTGCAGTAACAAGACCTTTTGCGTTAACAGTAACTACTGGTACAGCAGTGGTAGAACCAAACTGCCCTACATTACTGTTAACAGTAGCAAGAGTACCTGCTGCAGTTACATTACCAGAACCGTCAAAAGAAGGTGAAGTATATGCTAAGTCGCCTGTGATTGCAATAGTTCTTCCTGAGGCAAAAGCTGTTGCTGTTGTAGCGTTACCAGAAGTATTCTGAGTACCTGATGCATTAACACCAGGAAGGTTAATATTAGCAGAACCGTCAAATGATACTCCACCAATAGTACGTGCAGTCTCAAGAGCAGTAGCAGTATCAGCATTACCAGAAGTATCTTGGGTACCTGCCGCATTAACACCAGGAAGGTTAATATTAGCAGAACCATCGAAAGATACTCCACCGATAGTGCGTGCAGTTGCAAGTACTGTTGCTGAACCAGCATTACCAGTAGCAGTTCCTGCACTTCCTGTTACGTTACCTGTTACATTACCTGTTAAATTTGCTGTAATAGTACCGGCTGTAAAATTACCGGAACCATCTCGAAGGACTATCTTACTTGCAGTATTTGCTGCGGTTGCGCCTGCAATAATGTCAGTATAATACTTACCACCGATTGCATCTATATCACCAGAAGCACCTCCTGGTCTACCAACAAATAATTTATTACTATTTGATGAATACGCTAACTCTCCATTCGCGAGCGAAGTAGGGGTTGAAGTACTAGAACTTCTTTTGATTAAAATTGTTTGAGCCATTGAGGGTCTCCGTTAGCCTTAAAAGGCTCCTGCGTCAAGAAGGTCGTCGGTATTTGTGACTACTAAATTAGTCCATGCAAATACTCCTGAGCTTATTTCGCGATATATTTTCATTTCATTTTCAGTGGTATCGTACCATGTGTCGCCTTCTTGAACATTTGTTCCGGTTGGCGTATCCGAAGTACGAAAGTCTTGATCTGCAAGTTGTTCTAAAGCTGTCTGAACATTTGTTGCTGTAATAGTCCCGTGGGGTGTAAAAGGCAAGGACCCGGCAGAAGTAGCTGCCCCTAAAGCAAGAGTACTACTTTCTATAGTAGTAGTACTCTCTGTAATATCGACACCGTTAACAACGGGAGTTAGTGCTATACTTATCGTCATTATCTAGTTATCTCCCTAGTCACTTCCACAGTACCTTGAATTAGTCTAGTAACTGTTGCATCTGAGGCTGTATATACTTCCATATCATAATAAAAGGTTCCCGCAGTTAAAGCAGAAGAAGTAGCTGCATTTAGTGACATAACTATTGTTCCTGCCGTAGGAGGGGATTCAACAGTACATGTAAAAGTTGCGGCTACTGCCGTAGTATTTTTTGACGAACGCATCTGAGCCCGAGCACTAAAGCCCGATAAGTCTTTTACTGTTCCGTCTTCTTTGATAACCATTGAAACCGCAAAGTCGGAACCTTGGTCAATAACTAGGTTGTATCGGGCTGCACTCATTTCATTTTCTCCATTACAGAATTATAGCTATTTTGGGTTGTTATGTCAAGTTTTATTTTTTTCATGGTATTTATCCTAGGTATCCAATGCGTACTCGTAATGCTGAAGCATCTCGTATGTCTATTCTAGAATTTCCGCTATTATAGTCCATAAAAATACCTGCACTACCAGTACTATTATTAGAAATTTGCATTTGTTCTGCTGTTACAGCATTAGCATTTATTTCACTTGCTGTTACAGCATTAGCAGCTATCTCACTTGCTGTAACAGCATTAGCAGCTATCTCATTGGCAGTAACAGCATTAGCGGCTATCTCATTGGCAGTAACAGCATTAGCAGCTATCTCATTGGCAGTAATAGCATTAGCAGCTATCTCATTGGCAGTAATAGCATTAGCAGCTATCTCATTCGCTGTAATAGCATTTGCATTTATTTCGTTTGCTGTAATAGCATTTGCATTTATTTCGTTTGCTGTAATAGTATTTGCAGCTATCTCATTAGCAGTAATACTGTTTGCTGTAATATCTAATTGACCTTGGGAATCAACAGTTACGGGTCCGGTAAAGGTAAGAGTTGCTGTATTTGCTCCCGTTATATGTCCGTCATCGTGGCTGACAGCAGATAATAGTGTTACTGTCTGATCTCCGTTTCCATCCGTTCCTATAGGGCTTAGTGTGCCTGCAGGACTTGCGAAACCGCCTGATACATCGTCATGATTAAACGTTGTTCCGGATAGACTAATATTAGTACCGCCTGTATAAGTAGTATTAGTATAGTTACCTGTATGGATATTCGTAGAACCTTGATCTGCAGTCCAGTCTATATGTTCGTTTGATATAAAACCAGTTAAGTCATCATGAGTAAAATCACTACTAGTATAAGTGGTGTTAGTGGAAGAAATAGTAACAACACCATTAGACTCTGCTAATGTTACATTAGTGCCCTTTTTAAGCATTAAATCTTCTGTGGAGGTCAGAGTATTATTAGCAGAGCCATTACCACTAGTATCAACCTTTATTGTTCTAAATGTATTAGTGTTATCACTAGCAGGAATAGTAATTGTCTTGGTTTCTACACCTGTTATATGCCCTTGAGAGTTGGAACTAACTCCTCCTATAGCTGTAAAAGTACTTCCATATCCAGGAGCTGCAGTAGACGTTGTATTACTTCGAGAAATATTATCATGATTAATAGTTAAAGTCTCATTACTGGATTGATTAGCTGTAAAGTTTCCTCCACCTCCCAAAGCGGTCCCTGCCGATATTGTTAGAGTAGCATTATTAACTGTAGCTTCTGCGGGCAAAGTAATTGTTTTAAGATTTGCAGCAGTAATATGTCCTTGTGTATTAGTAGTAACACTATCTACTGCTGTAAACGTGCTCCCATGAGCAGGACTTGCGGAACTAGTAGTATCAGTGCGACTTGTGTTATCATGATTAAATGTTATGGTTTCATTACTCGACTGGTTTACGGTAATGGCTCCTCCACCGCCCAAATACGTACCGGCAGAGAAAGTTATTGTAGCATCATTTGCAGCTGCACCAGCAGGCATAGTAATTGTTTTAACATTTATACCTGTTACATGGCCTTGTGAATTAGTAGTAACACTGTCTACAGCCGTAAAAGTTGAACCTGCAGAAGGAGAAGCACTACTAGTTGCATCACTTCTTGATATATTAGAATGAGATATAGTAGCCTGAGCACCTGAGGCTGATACATCTAAAGCAGTGGTACAGTTCAGTATACCGGCAGAACTTAGTCGAGTAGTTCCATCTTCTTTAACAGTAATAGTAGCATTTACATCAGCAGAACCCCCTGAAATAGAAGCTCCAGAAATAGTAGCTCCAGAAATAGTTACATTTGAACCGTCCCATAGAATATACTCATTTGCATCTCCAAAAACAAATTTTCCTGCAGTTAGATCAATAAAAGCACCATTCTCATCCCCAGAGGGCGCAGCATTTGCATCTGGAATATAATCAGTTACATTACTTCGCATAGTACCTGCTGTAATACTTCCAAGATTTGCTGAGATAGCAGATACACTAGATACGTTTATCTGATCTTCGCCCACAGCATTATCGGCAATTTCATCATTACCAACAGAATCAGGGCCCATCTCGTCATTAGTGACACCACCTGCTTCGATATAGTCTCCTGCAGGTTTAAGCATTGCATCAATTTGTGAATAAGTTTCTGCCAACACTAAACCACTAGAAGTTTTATAAACTCTAGCAATTATTACATCATTGGTGTAGTCAATACGAATATTTGGAATAAAACCTGAAACACTACTATGTGCAGTATCGGTAGCTACTTCTAAATATAGTACAGTGTTGCTCTCTACTGCAGCAACTCTTATTTCTTCACTACCGAGTTTTAAAACATCTCCTTGTTCAATTTGGGTAGTAAATGCTGTACCTGATCCCGTAACTTTTGAAGATTCTGCTGCTTTAGTAAATGTACCAGTTAAAGCACTTCCAAACCTATTAGTAGTATTACCCGTACCTGTATCATACCAATGAGCAGTACCTGACCCTGTAGGTTTGTAGTATTTTAAAAGTTTAAATCTATCAGTAGCATCACTAAAATCCATTAGTATATAAGCATGTTCTACAATGAATTCTCCTTCACTGTTTCTGTCACTTTCTGACCATGTTATATTTGGCAAATCACTGCAATCTTGCTGCCATGCTGTAGCGGTTGTATTTGTATTATTTACCCAAGAAGAATCGCTTCCTGGGTGCTTAATTCCATACCCAGATCTTTTTGCTTTAAAAGTGTTTCCGTCAACAGTATAGCCTACTGTTGTAGTACCAGCAACCGGTACGTCATCTACTAGTCTAGGAATATCTCTGTCTTTATGATTATTACTAACGTGTACTTTTATAATTACTGGCTCAGAAACATTATTCAGAGTATTAATTACTCTTACTGCAACACTATAAGTTCCAACTGTTAGATTTCGAAGAAGAATGCTGGTTGTATTAGGATCCATAACTCTTATAGGATTTTTTACTTTATCAAAATTATGAACAATTTCATATCCTGATAAATGTTCATACGTACCCAGTACTTCTCCGACATTCGCAGGAGGAGTCCAAGAAATTCGCAGAGCCCCTCCTCTTCCAGCAAACTCTGGTGTATTTCGCGACCTAACGTCTTTTACGGGAGGCACGGTATCCAGAGACCTAACAGCAGGATAAACTGTATCTGCTACAAACGTAGTAAAATCTTCATCGACTGCTGCAAATTTTTCATCATAATGCTCTACTGCAGTAAAAGAGTATTCACTATTTGCACCTTGAGAAACAGCAAGGACTTTGTATTGTTTTGCAGATCCTTTAACTTCTGAGCCTCCAGCAGTAGTTTCCGTAAGAACCCACATAGCCTCTGCATTCGGTACTTCACTAAATGCAGACTGTACAGTTATAGTATTTGTAGTCCCTGAAGATGTAGTTACAGTTTCAGTTTCTATTCTATGAGTATCTGCCCAGTTAAGAATTAAAGCGTCTGTTCCACCTGAAGTTGCTTTTGCGTTTACAGCTTTTTCTTCAGTATTAATATCTTGAAGAGTATAAGTCCCGTTTCCATTACTGTCTATATAAGCTTGTTTTATTAAATCGCCTTTAGCATAAACTGTACCATTAATAGTTACAGTCTCTGTGGCAAATGCACCAGGTTGGTCGAATATAACACTTAGTGTATAAGTACTGCCCGCAGCTAAAGTAACAGAACTATCTAAAGGTATAGAACTAACAGATCTAGTTGTTCCAGAATTTGATATTCTTCCTCCATATCTTGTGGCGTAACGATCAGCATCCTGAACATTTATAATATCCCCCGGCAATATAAAGGAAGAATTAAGAGAACTTTTAAACGATACAATCTCTCTTTGATTGGCCGCAGTCCACAGCTTCCATCGTCCATAACGCAGAGCTTGGCCTTCGGTAATAGCCCCCATAGCTACAGAATCTTGACTTATAATTTTTCCTGTCTCTGCTATATTTTTTCTATCTTCTACCAACAAAGGAGAAGCCTTGTAGTTTGCATCAGGGTCAATCCAAGAAACTACACATTGATTTATTCGAGTTTTACTACCTGTACCTTCGTAGCTAAAGGCTCCATCTATCACGTTGGCTTTAGTAAAAGTATACACAGGCCCGCTAGGAGCATCTATTATAGGAGATACTTGTCCATCAAAGTAATAAACCATGCTTCTAAATACTGTTGCTATATCTTTTACTACTTTATAAGCATCTGCTTGTTTTTGGAAATATAAATTACAAGTAAAACGAGGCTCTGTACCACCCTTACCGTCGTCTACTAGTTCGTCACAATATCTCGCAATACGATACAGCATGTATTTATCAATATGTTCTTCTTGTAAAAAGTCTCCTAAACCATACCGATTATTAGTAAGTATATCGTAAAAGACCCAAGCAGGATTATTTGTATAAACAGCAAAACGTCGAAATGCTCCGTCCCAGTCTTGATATGTCGAAGTTACTACTCCTGTAGACACATTTCGAGTATATGTTGATACACCTGCATTTTCTTCTCGTGTTACGTAGTTAGAAGGTACTTTTACTTTTAACCCTCTGGCATGATAGCCTCTTTTTGGCATTCCTTGAAACTGTTGCGACGTAAAACCTACTTTTGCCATGGCACAGTAGGGGTGGCTAAGTTTGTCTTTTATTACACAAGTAGTATTAGTTATACTCGCTGCGGATATACCCTGCCAGTCATGGTAAGTCTCGCCTTTAGATTTGTATCCCGGCCCTGTATGATTACTCATTCTTTTTATAGTTAATTTAAAGTCTATAAAAGGACGATACTGTTGTAGATCTATTTTCTGTACAAATGTAACTGCATTTACATACTCTCCTGAATGTAATACTTCTCTATTTAAAATATCTGTATTTTCAAAAGAACTTTGTCCAGGTCTCTTCACCTCAAAGGTTATAGAATATTGTGTATAAGTAGGTTGATTATTGCCTTTTCCACTAACCGCGTAATGCCCGCTTCCATATGCCCAAGTAAACCGTGCTTCATCGACTTCTTGTATTTGAGCCGCACTTAAGTTAAAACCAGCACTGGAGCTTCCTACAAGCACTTTTGCTGCTTGAGTGCCGTCTCCGTATCCAGAAGTTTGTTCTATTGTTCCTCCTGCACTCGGACTATTACTTATTGAAGTAGATCCATGACCTCCAATATCTATAAAAGGTTCTTGGCTTTTAGTACCTACTCTGAATTGAGTTGTTAGTGCTTCGTAGTTTGCAACTTGGGTCTGCGTAACAGTATCTACATCCTCAACTATAGTTCCTGTTACGTCATATTTGTAGGAACCTGTGGTACCTGCCCATGCACTTGCCAAAGTAACTGTTGAGCCAGAAATACTAGAAATCTCTATAACTCTATCTACTTCTAAACTATACGTTCCAGAAGGCTTCCAAGTACCTCCACCTCCGCCGGAGCCTACCGTAAAAGTAGCTACTGTAGTATCGGTACGCCTAGATATAAACCCTTGTCCGTGCCCTTCGTTGTCCTCTCCATCACTATCGCTTGTAGTTACTAATGTACAAGGTACGTAAGATAAGATACTCGAAATAGAAGATACCATTGCAGTAGTAAAGAAAGAGCTACCTGCTGTTAAAGTACAATGGATCGCTGCATCAATACTAGACACTCTTGGATTTGTAGCTGTAACATTAATGCTACCATAGCCCTTTTTAACTACAAGGTACTTTTTACCGTTATCGGCTAATACAATAGATCCATCTGATATTGTGGCAGTAGTTGAATTATTGGTTAAAGATATAGTTGCTTTACTAAGTCTAGCGGAAGTTGCTGCTTGTGAAAGAGGGGCCGCTCTATCATCATTTAAATATATGGAGGCTTGTCCGTCTACTAAACCTTGAATCGGTCCTTCAGATATTAAATCCGTGACAGAAATGGTTTGACGTTGTTGTCCACCTACGTGTGAATTGTACGATTCTAGGTACTCTTGATATCCTTTTGGTCCAGCTGGCATTCTTATAATCTCCTAAATTATGGCTCTTTGTATGATGCGGCTTCTTCCGGTACATCGAAGATTTGGCCTGCGCTTGTTGTGCCTCCGCTTCCAGACGGTATAACATTATTACTGCCTGTTCTTCCTCCATTACGTACATCTACAGCTATAGGTCTTCCAGGCACTCGGAGTTCTCCATATAGTAAGGGTACAGGATCACCCTCTACTTGATTACTTGCTCCTCCTGAAAATATGTAATTAGTAGGGTTATCTTGATCAACTGCAGGGTCAGGAGCCATGAGCTGTTGTATACCCATTATAGCTAAGTTTGTTCCCATCATGAACCCTGCTATGGCGGCTTGTTGTCCAATAGTCAAAGCCGCGCCCTCTCCCATTGCTGCCAGAGCACCTGTTTTGCCGAACACTAGGGGACCTAACCAAACTATCAATATGACTGCCGCTATAATTTTTGCTACGCCAGACTTTGAGCCTGCAGGAGCAATAGCAAGAGTAATATCACCTTCTTTCAAAGGTAGTAGTAGATCTTCTTGATCAATCTGTTCTCCTGCAGTCTCTACAATAAACCCAATGTCTTCTTCATGACATTTTCGCAGGTAGGGTAGAAAATCAGGACGATTTGCGTTTATACACCTAAAAACATCTCTGTAATTGTCTGTATGTACGGTGAACTTATTCCCGAAACGCTCGCCTAAATCTCCTTGCAGGTAAACACTATGTTGCATATCTATAAACTCCAGTTATATACTTTTTCCAAAAAGGGTATAAATTTTCTCGGCATGATAGCCTATTTTCTGCATGATGGTAGAGTAAGTCTTCTCCGAGATATACTCCGCAATGGTTGCCTACACTTGCTCTTATTGTAAAAATAAGTAGATCACCTTTTTGCATATTTCCTTCAACTTTTTCAAAACCCCAAGTAGCTATGTACTCATCGGTAAAATAATCTAGACCTTTCTCCCACCAGTCATCTTCAAAGAGAGGGCGGGAAGGTATATCTAAACCTTTTGTAATATAGTAATCTCTTGCCGCTGAAAAACAATCATTTACTCCAAACTCGTAATCTCTACCATACAATGTAGGAGCAGGCAAGCCTTCAGGCTGTACAATATTTAACTCCATATCAGGATAATTAAATATGTAATATGGTATTCCAGTAGCATTGCAATATTTAATATCTGTTTCAGAAGGCTCATTGCTTGCATCTGGATGACTATGTACTATTGCTGTTATATCTCCTCTATGCGATATATCTATATACTGCTTCGAAGATATTACAAAGTCGTCCTCTTCTGTGGCTACATTATCACAAGGAAACCATTTTAGACTTCCCTTTATTACTGCTAGTACTCCACAACCTTCTCGAGGGTACTCTTTTTCAAAATGCTCTTGCATTTCATCTAAAAATTGCATCATAATTAAAACTTCAATGTGCCAGGGAATGATCCGAACGGTAAAGTTGCGGCTGTGTTTTTATCTGATTTAGGCGCTTCATTGTTTGCTGAGTCAGCAACGGGAATAAAACCAAACCTACATTTACATGATTGCATAGTTTTTCCACAAAGATCCTCTCTTTCCCAATAACTACTTTTATAACGTAGCGTATCTGTTGCAGGGGCTGGAGGGACTATAGCTGCTGAAGAAGTATGTGCCTGTATACATTTCCAAATAGTTTTTTCACCAGTAGCTCCATGTCTTACTCTATCACCCTTAGCGTAGGAAGTACTAGTAACCCAGTCATCCCACAAGAAAACTTCTTTCCAGTAACTAGAAGTACTTGAAGGTGTCTGATTCGTATGAGCAATTAAACATTGCCAGTTTTTACTGTTGTGTGTAACATAACTAGAAGTTGTATACGCAGTTGAACTACTATGTGCAATAGAGCCGCTAGGTAAAGCGTCAAGTAAAGGCGAATCATCTATATTAAAGTAGGGATTGTGTGTATAATCTCCGTACTGAACAGCACTATCAGCCGCCCAACTACAACCATCTTGTTGATACTTCCAGCTACAATATTTTCCAACTACTACTCTACGAGGTAGTTTTATGTTCTCTAAATCGAAAGGCATTGCTACTTCTAATACAAGTGCTATATTAGACTCTGAAGCTATTCTATCAATTATATATTCTTGCTTGCGAAATTCTATAGGAGGAGTTGCATCACCAGACTCTCCATATAAATATTTCTTTAATGTTTGTCTTCGTATTATTTTACAATCAACCAAGTCATCGTTATTAAAGTCTCCGAGCTGTTCTGCGAATAACCCGCCCAGGTTTGCAATAGTTAAAGAAGGTCTTGAGGAAGCTCCATCGGCTTGTAGGTCTAGGCCGTCTATAATTATTGGGAATGGAATATATTCTCTTTCAGTATAAGGACTAGTACTTTCTCTGAAGTAAATATTCGTTAGATCGTCGTCCACACCGGGATGAAACCGCAAAACTGTACCATTTGGCAAAGTTATTTCAAATAGATCTATTAGACCAGAATCAATTTCTTGCGTCTGTGCATCAGTTGCAATTAAATTTGTCATGCCTCAAAAACTCTCTTTAATGTTAGGGAAAGACTATAAAAATTGTCATAGTCATAAACTACAGAATAATCTGTAGATACTACCTTTACGTCTCTTTCGCCGGTACGAGTAGTATTATTTGTGTCTGGCAAAGTAAGTGTAAACTTTGTTACCCCTGCTTTTGTGTCTAAGAAAGAGACTATATCATCAATATCTGCTTTCGGTCTTGTTGCAAAATTTAAAGTGTAAGACTCTTCTAAATTATTAATGCCGTCCACAATACGCTGTTCGTAACCATCTCCAAATTTTGCAGTACGCATTCTCGGAGTGCTACTCTTTGTCATTGCTTTATCAGGCGTTGCATATGTAGTGCCTGTGTATATAAAACCTATTGCCATTATGCTACTCCATACGGATTAAGTATTCCGCCTGATCTTTTTTGATTTTGCAGTTCTACTTGTACAGCCTTGGCGATAGAATTGCCAAGTTTATCCATATCTGGGCCAGTACTTCCTTCTCTGCTGGTTTGTCCGTCTGTTGATACGTTTACTACAATATTATTATTTGTTGCGCCACTGTCCTTCATTTCTACTGGGATTGATCTTCCGTTTGGTAGAGGAACAACTGCTTCAGTTCCGTGAAGCATTGCAGGATATCCTGAAGTAGAACCTCTTGCAACTCCACCAGCAGCGTAACCTTGCATTCTCTTACCTTGGGAAAAAACTCCTCCATTACGAGGTCCGTTACTCAATAAAGAATTGGGTTGGTGCATAAAACCCCCCATCGAACTTGGGACCATGGAAGAGCTGCTACCAAGACTGCTGGCTTGTGGGGCCGCCATTGGCATCGGTCCGGTAAAAAAGGACATAAGCATTCTCATAACCATCATTTGGATAATCATTTGAGAAATTTGAGACAATATACTTATTGCCATGCTTGCAAAAGCTTGCTTAGCACTAGCAGTACCTGTCACAATAGACTGGAAGGCGTTATTCATTGCACCCGCTATGCCGTCAAAAAGTGCTTGTTTTTGCTCGGCCATTTTATTAAGCAGTGTTTGTGCTTGTATTTCTGCATATAAAAAGGCTTGTTCCTGTTCGTTATAGTGTATGTTTTGTGATTTTAATTCATTCATTTTAATATTAAAAGCTGTCATAGCAGGATTCATGGATATAGACTCTGCTTTTAATCGTGCTGATTCTGTATCTGCTTTAACATTTAACATTGCTATTGCATATCTATCATTATAAAGGGCTATTTCTTGCTTTATAAGAGCTAATCCAGCACGTGCACCTTCTTGAGCTGCGCTAGCTGCATTTATCTGGGCTTGAGAAGAGGTTGCATCGCCTGTTCTGGTCGAAAGATTAGTATTTGCATCTTCGAGAGCCCTTTTTGCTGTTGCTAGTCGTTTTTGTTGGTCATCTTTTATGGCTATATGCTCTTCATTAACTCTTGCTTGTCCATATGTACCTGTACCGCCTGCTCTAATCTTTGCCAATCTAAGAGCTGACATAGTTTGAGCTTTAGTGAAAGTAAGCATCTCTCTTTGTTGTTCCAATAGCTGACCTTGTATTGCTAATTCGTTGATTGCTATATTATTTTTGGCTATTCCTAAGTCTCGCAAGTATTCTGCCTGTGTTACTTTTATTTCGTTGGCATCGATATTTTCATTTATAACTCTTAGCTCTTCCTTCTGTGCCTCAGTAAGATTAACTTTCTGCTTTCCTTCTTCATCAAGATAGATACCCTTCTTAGCCATAAGTACTTCCTGTGCCAGTAATTCATCATTAACAGAAGCTCGTAGAACCAAGTTTTTTGCCATTATGTTCTGCATCTTATCTTGTATAGTTACACCTACGGTTTGAAACTTTATAGAGTCTTTTGCGGCTGTGCTTTGCTCTGACTCTAGCCTAGTAATCTCTGCTTTCCTTGTCGCAAGATTCTTATTAAACGCTTCTAGGTTTTTTGTTTTTTCTCCCATTTTTTCTGTACTAGCAATGTCGCCTTCAAGCTGCTTGCTTAACCTTTCTCTCTCCTTGTATGTCTCCCTATAAACGTCGAACATTTCTGTATCAATAACATCAGCACCGAACGACTCGATTAGGTGATCAGCACCTGCTAAAGCTTGTTTATTATCAAACTTATACGTGTTTAACTCGCTAGCTTGACGGCTGTTTTCTCTTTTAAGACCTTTAAAGGCGATTTTCTGTGCTTTAATTACTTCTTCTACATTAGTTATTAAAGCAGACGCAAAAGGTTTTTTCATAGTACCAGTAAGTTTTGTAAATTCCGTATCCATAGAATTAATTTTAGAAGGAAGCTTTTCAAGTGTCATAGCTAAGTTTTGTATATCATTCGAAATGTTAATATATTCTTTTGCTGCATCAGCAGTTATTATCTCTCCTTTCTGTAAACTACGGTGTAGGCCGAAAAACCCGCGATCTAGGTGTGCAGCTGCGTGAGCTGTCATATCTAACCTGTTAAACAACTTCTTATACTCGCGAGACCCTTTATCAGTACGTTTAGCCAACATGTTCATATCTGTTATTAGCGCACCAACGTCTAAACTTGCAGTAGCCTTGCCCCTAGTTTGTATCATCTCTGCGGAATTAAGCATACTATAGTCTTTCATAACCTCAACAGTACGCTCCAACTCCAGCCTTAGCGTTTCGTATTTTTCGGTTAAGTTTTCGGTATCTTTAGCTAGTTTCTTGGCGGCTTCACTAGTAGGGAATATTGCCTCTTTAATCATTTTAAAGCCATCATAAGCTATGGATAACATAGAGAGCCAAAAGAATGCTTTTCCTAGGACCTTACCTGCTGAAGCTGCTGCAGAACCCAGTTTTGCAAAAGCTACTGTTGCACCAGCAGCCATAGAGGTTAATTGCATTGAAAAACTTTTTACAGCAAATTGGCCTTTCTTCATATGGAAATTAAATTCTGTCATGCCCTTTTTATGTATCGCGCCTCTTATTTCGTAACTCCTTTTTAGATCCGCAACTTGTTGGGCATTCATATTTCTTAAAATACCGGTTCTTTTCTTTGCTGAAGTTCTTATTTGCTCGTCGGCATGAGCAAGGGCTTTTTTCGCAGCTGCTCTTGATTTTTTAGAAGAAGAATCTCCTCTTAAATAGTCTAAGGCTCCTGCTCCAGATTTAGTGCCTCCTGAGGTACCTTTTAGTATATTTGATGCGTTTTGTTTGGCTGCTTTGTGAGAATCCATTTGCGCGGTTTTTAATTTTTCATAGCTCCTTTTTGTTCTTTCAAGCCTTAGTTGCACAGCTTTTTGATCTCTTTTTACCTGTGCAGCAGTAGCTTGGCTAGACTCTTTCCAGGCCGTCATACTTGGAAGAACTTGCTTAAGTAATCCACCTGCAAATAAAGCTACTGCTCCTGACAATGCGAGCATGTTATTCGCTAAAAAACTTGCTGTTGCGGCAAGAGGTCCAGATATTCCTGATTTTATTGTATTAATTATATCATCAAACGATTTTGCAAACTGGTTTAAAGCGAAAGCAGTTGGATCCATCATTTTTTCCATGGCCCCAAACTTACGTTCCGCCTGCTCTAGTACTTCATTAGCCACTGCTTGGCTTCGTTCGAATTCATTTAAATCTCCTGCCGACTTTCCTATTACTAACCCGTATTTGCGAGTAGCATTTTCCAAACGAAGTATAATACCTAATTCATCAAGTAGTTCAGGCTCTGCTTTGGTAACACCTCTTATCAGTCTATCGAAAGAGTCTCCTAAATCTCTTCCCAAGGCTATAGACGCATTTTTTGCTGCTGCACCTAATCTAGCTAACTGGTCAGGACTTATACCAGAAGCTGTACCAATAGCTGCAGCTTTTGCTGCTTCTGCATACTTTAACTGTCCATTAGTAGCATTTACTAAAGAGTCGGATATTGTTTTATAGGCTACACCAGTTACTGCACCCATTGCTTTTTGACCTTCTAGTAGATTAGTGAAATCCATTGCGGATTTTAAAAAGTTAAAAGCGGCTGAAACGGCAAAAGCAGTGGCAGCTAGAGTTGCATAAACCCCTACTAGACCTCCTGCTCCTTGTGCCATTTTAGAAAAGTTTTTACTTGCCCCAGAAGATGCCTGTGCGGCACCTTTAATATTACGATCAGCTGTACGAGAGGAATCACCCAGGTTGTCAAGGTTCTTGGCTGTTTTTTTAGATTCTACTCCGAGCTTTTTAGTGCCGCCCTTATCATTAACTTCTACATCAAGAATAATTTTATTTTTTGCCATTAGCCCTTCACGTTATGGGTGTACTTCTTTCCACCGCCTGCAGATTTACGCTCTGCTGCTTTTTTCTGCTTTTCTGATTTATCCATCCTATGCGCTACTACTATACCTTCCCACATCTTCATTAGGTATAGCATGGTTTTAGGATCTTCTACTTCATAGAGATTAAACAAGTATTCTATATTTGTCCAACTTTTACCCAAGTAGGAACCCGACATACCATCCCAGTTATCTTCGAGAAACCCAAATATAAAAAATGCCACTTGGACTTCAGAAGGTAAATCTGAAACCACTAGCGGCATCTTATCGGGGTCTGGCTCTTCTCCTAACTGTTCACAGATATTCAAATATCTATCCATGTCAATTTGATCTGATTGTTTTACGTATTTTTCAAGCAGACCTCGTATTTCGTCTACTTGTTTCCAGTAAAATTTTCGAGATCACTCACAGTCTCAGTAACCCAAGTGTCAAAATCACTTGCATTTCTCATAAGTAATTCTGAGTTATCCTGTGTAAACGGAAGTACGTCTTCGGGGTCAAGAGCAGAAACATCTACCAATAGAAGCTCTTCTAGGTACTTATATTTTAAGCCTGACCATCCTTTGATTACTGCTTTACAATATTCTACTAAGAACTTTTCTTCATCTAAACTTTCTTCTGGTTGATGAGTTTTTTTATTCCATTTGCTAGAAATACATCTTTTACGAAGTTTTACTAACTCTTCTCTGGCTAAATAACAGAGATCTACTGTCATGCCCTTATGTCCAGGGAAGTCTATTGTTACGGTTTTACTAGAGGTCATAAGACTCGCTAGTGAAATAGGTGTATCTGTCATGTTTTAATCCTTGTTATTAAATAGTGTGACTAAAGAGAAAGTAACTAATATGTGTTCTTTCATTTCTTATTACATAGTATAGGGGAAACAGACATAAAAGTCAAGAACTATTTTTGAGTAGGGGTACGAAAAAAGAGGGCCGAAGCCCCCTTTTTAGCGTACTTACAGACTAACTTATTATGCAGGTACTGGTCCAACATACACAATCGTTGCTTCATCTGCGCCACCGATAGTGGACGGAAGAGCGTGGAAGGTAGTCTCAAGAGAGATAACATCTTCGATAGAGTGTGTAGGAATTTCCAAGTGACAAGTTGGTAAAGTAACTTTCATAGTTGGAGATGCAGTTCCTCCAATATCAAATACTAAGTTAAAGTCATTTGTAATTGTTTCATCAGATTCGATTAAATCTTCCCAAAGATCTGCACTTCCAGCAGTACTATTACTTAAGTAGCAAGTAAAGCTTCCACCAATATTACGAGTTCCAGTTACATGACCAATAGGCTGGTTAATAACACCTAAAGTTTCAGGAGTAAGGAAAGTAATATTGTTTTCAAAGTTAAGGCTACCACCAGTTAGCGTCAAGGTATAAGTGCCTACAATATCTTCAGCTGTTGTTGCAGTTGCTGTTAATGTGGTTAGACGGTTACGAATAAAGTTATTTGTAGCATCGTATCCTTCATTAATAGTTACAGTAGGTAACGCGGTTACTTCAGTGATCATCGAAGCAAAACCAGCCCAGTTAATAGTACTGATGCCGTCAAGATCAAAATCAATACCTGCTGAGTTAACTACTGCTCCGTCTAGTTTATAAATAGTATGAGTACCTGAAACAAAAGTTCCTTGTCCCATTACAAAGTAAATGTCTAAAACTTTAAGATTTGAAACATTTGAACCACCGAAACCAATAGTCAAACCAGAAGTAGTACTTTGAACATTAGTCCCTGCCCACTCTGCTTCAGTTGTACTTGCAGATTTTGTGAATACGTCATTTGCTACTAAAGCAGCCCATAGCGCCTCTTCGACACAGTGTATATGTGCATCACAACCTGTATTTTCCCATACAGTACCGCTCCCAGGTGCTGATGTAAAAGGTCGTGCATAAGTTGAGAAAGACCACTCAGCCGGTGCGTAAGAGTCGTTAAACATACGACGACCTCTACGGCTTCCGCCTGCTGCTGCTTCCATTTCATTCAGAGTAATCTCTGAAGTGTTTGTTGCTTGAGAGAAAGAGAATCCGTCAAGTACGGGTATCTCCCAGTATGTAGGAGCAGACGCGTGTCTGTCTGATACAATTACTCTGGTATCTCTGCTAAAAAATAAATTATCGGCCATAGTTAATCTCCTATGTTATCTTGAAAAGACATGGACGTGAATTTTTATTCGTGCCAGTATTTTCTAATAATGAACCTCTAAAAGCATCTCTCCGACACCCATTGGCTCTAATACACCTTCATCAGTATCAATACTAATGACTGTGATTTGGTGAGTATATTGATCTGCGTTATTGCGATCTTTATACAGTAAACGAGAGTTTTCTTCTACCACTGTTTCGACATCTTCTAGTAGTTCGTCTAGAGCTTGTACAGCATCTTCTGCTTGAACATAACATCTTATAGTGACGGTTAAAAACCTATCTTTTTGTCCGCCGCCCTGATACTGTCGTGTTTCAGAGCCTGCATTTAGGTGAACTGCAGGAAACTCCTCCACCTCATCCCAAAACTTTAAACGAGGAGAAACATTTTGATTTAAATTTGTTAAATATGCTCCTGACCCGTCTATATCTTTTAATTTGCTAACAAGGCCATCTACAATGCCTAATCGTCGCGTTGTAAAATCTCTTGATGCCATTATACTCTCCTAGTGTAGAATCTTCCGATTGCGAACTTTGCTGCAATTTCTCGAATAGACCTATCAATTAATTCGCGAGGGTCTCTATTTCCATCTGCCCAAGGCGGAGTACCTATACCGTCTTCAAACACTTGATAAGGATTCTTTTGATAAGTATACCCAAAACTTGGGAATCCTTTTGGAGTTTGAACTACGTCTGTTACTTCTACACTTGCTGCAAATCTTCCAGTTTGGTTTTCGAGTCCTGGAGCCCCCATATTCTTTCTTACTGTGTTCGGTAATTCTTTGTTAATTAAACCTATTAAGTGTAAGGGCTGGCTTGCTGCCCCTCTACGTGCATTTGCTCTAGTTCTAGGTTTTTTTAACTTCTTTCGAGAAACCTTTGAAACTTTTGCACTTTTGGACTTAATAGTCTTTTTTGTGCTTGTCTTTTTTGGTTTCTTTCTCTTTTTTGAAGGGTCTAATGTCTCTACAAACTGCTTTTCTATATCTTGTAATATAGTGGGCGAGCCTTGTAGGTTCAGTATGTCTACGTCCTCAAAATTCTTTTTAAATGCTTCAGTATTGCCCTTTATAACCTCTGAAAAAACACCCCCTACCCAAGAAGACAAACGACCTTTAAACTGATTTAATTCTTCATGCTCTGCCTCTAGGCGTATAGTGCCACTAAGGCCTTTCATAATGTCTGCATCTTTTTTCCACTCTATAGATACATCGGGCGCTGTTTCGGCTATGGATTTTAACTTTTCAATCAGTTGCAGCTTATTTTCTTGACCTGTTCCCTGTATTTTATCCATTTTATCTATTTCGCTTACAATTAAATATAGAGCTAATAGTTCTTTTCTTCTCGGGTCTTTAGTAGACATTTTTTGAAGTACTAAAGATATATTACCTCTTAAAATACTGATATCTTTATGCCCTAGCTGATAGTTTTCTTGCAATTCCGGTATTAATTTATTTCGTAGGCGATTTATCTGCCTAAAATTTTGAGTCTGCTCTTTTGTCTGCTGCCCTGTTTTAAAGGAGAACTTTCTACCTCCGTGCTCAAACATCTTATTAGAATTACTTTTAAGCTCTTCCTCACTCATTCCCTCAGATGCTTTATTATACGAATCTATAAATGATTCATACCTTTTCTCATAGGCTTCGTCTAGTAGCATAATTTGTTTGACATCTGGGTTTTTATCAATAATTCTTCTTATGTATTTAGATCTTACGCTTATACCATCAACTTGATCTTGTATTAATTGCTCTAATCGTAACCTGGCTTTTGATAGGTTAATTTTCGCCATTAGAAGTTCTTATATAGATCCAAGACTCTTTTAATATGGTCTGGGAACGCTACGTTATTACGTTGACTAGAGGAAGATTGATTTTGTATACTAGCTCCTGCCATGGTTTGGCGCCCCTTATGCTCATCTTTAGCATAATAAGTTATTAAATCAATCACAGCTAACTGTAGATCAGCGGGACATTCTGAATATCCTGCTTTATATGTAACTTCTACAGCTCCTGGTCCAAGAGGCCAATACGTAAAGCCATTTGACCCATTAGATCTAAAGATACTATCTGTTGAAGTATCTACATAATAGTCTACATCAACCACTAACGTTGTGTAATCCGAGGCTATACCACTCCGCTCTTTTACAGAAACAACAGTAGTTACAGGGCTTTCTTCTAACTGAATAGAAGTAACATTAAAGTGGTTATTAAAGTATTCTACTTTATTTGAAGCATAATAGTCTACAAAAGTATTATTACAGTAAGTTTTTACTAATTGACTCACAGAGGTTATAATAGTGTCTAGGCGAGCATCTTCCTTTGAGCTTTCAATCTTCTCAGAAATCTTGTATTCGTCTAGTGTTATTAAATTTGCCATAAGGTCATAAGTCCATTAGTAAAAACTCGGGGGCGAACCCCCAAGTTTTATTACTCTTCTACAATTAAGATGCAGCGTATTCAATACGAACAGAAGGAAGGTCGCCAACAGCGCCCGCATAAAGCTCGGTGAATCCGAGTGACTGAGATGCAACAACAGCAGTACGCTGGTTTGCAGTCTCGTAATCACTTTCGATGTTAACACCACGTAGACGTGGAACAACATAGTTGTGAACGTTAACAGCACAAGCAGCTGTCTTGTTCGCAGCACGAGAGAAGTGATCAGATACGACAACTGGAGATCCATAAACAGAACCCATAGTACCAGTTACCTTAGCAGCTAGATCAGAACCAACTTCGCTAACATCAGAGAAAGCAGGATCATTTACTAAGTTGTAGTACTCTTCCATGTTGACGATGTAAGCAACATCAGCAGGGTTAATACCATACTTGCCCATTTCGCCACGAGCTGACATTAAGTTAGCAGCAGTAAGGTTCACAGAACCGTTAACAGCTAAGTCAGTTACAGTAGTTGAATCACCGGCTAAGAAAGAACCAGATCCATCAGTACCAGCTCCACCAACAAGACCTACAATACTAGAGTTACCAATAGTAAATGCGCCATCAATTGCACGAGCGTGAGCACGAGCTAGAGCTGACAAGATCATTGGAAGGATAGTTACAACGACTTGCTCGTCAGTATCAGCACCAATATAGGTACCAGAGATAAGACGCTTAGCAAGTGCAGTTACTTCACGCAATTCAAACTCGTTAGCAGCTACTTGGGTACGGTTCTCAAGGATACCATCACCAATTCCGCCTGAAGAGAAAGTTGCAGCGTTAGTGTCATCCATCAAAGGAAGTACAGTTGCACCAGAATTAACAGCTAGCTCTCTGAAGAGTCCAGCAACTTTCTGAGAAAGTCTAACTTCTTCTTCAAAAGTAGTTGAAACGATAGTATCTAAAGTACCAGCGTTAGTGTCGAACTGAACACCTACTTTTTCTTTAAGATCTTGTGCGAACTTAGTGTTCCAGCCCTTACCAGTGATTTTACCAAGTACAGAGGCATGGAGGAATTCCTTACCAAACTTAGTTAAATCGCCGCCACGGTTCTGGAAGCTTTTCTTGCTATTTTGCATAGCTTCGATTTCAGAAGACTTCTCTTCCAAATCGCTTTTGTGTTGTGCTACGATAGATGCGATGTCTGCATCTTTCTCAGCCATTTTTGACTCCATATCAGCCATAAGAGCTTCAACGCCAGACTGAATACCAGTCTTAACTTTGATGTCCTGTGCTTCAACAATTTCAGCTTGTTTCTCAGCTTCGAGTTTCTCAGCTGCTTTTTGCTCGGCTTGCTTCATTGCGATTTTTGCAGCAGTATCTTCTGCTACCTTCTTTGCAAAAGCTTCCAAGTCGATGTTTTGATTATCCATCTTGATCTCCTGATCTGCGGAGTTGTCCGCGCTTTTAGGTGTGTTGTCACTAGCTATTCCCGAAGTAATAACTTCATCCTTAGCCAGAGACTGACCTGCTAGATCTACACGATTAGTGAAAGTTTTTTTGAATTCTTCGTACTCTTCAGTAGAGTCAAAAGACTTCGCGAGCGAAAAAGTAGCTGCTTGATTGCACGGTACAGATACAACTGATACCTCAAATAACTCAGCGTCCTTAATCATTAATCCGTCGGTTTCCTTAATATAATCAGCATCCTTGACTCGGAAACCTACGGAAAAGGCCCCAAGAACACCGTCTTTTACTAGCTCAGCTACGTTGGCAGGTGCCGACTTGCTGATTTTTGCTTCCAACTCTAGGCCTAGATCTCCTGCCTTCATGCCGGTTGCTCTACCAATAGGTCTATCATAGTCATGATTAAATAGAATAATTGGATTTTTTTCAAAGTTCTTTAGTCCACCTTTCTGCCAAGCTTCTGCTGAGATGGAGTCACCCGCGCGATCAAAGTCAGCTGTGCTTGCCATGCCCCGAATCATGATAGATCCATCATCACTTTCAAGAGCTTTAAAGGTAGAGGTAAGATTAAAGATTTTATTCATTATCTTTGCCCTCTGTAACTGCTGGTTTAACAGCAGGCTTAACCGCGGCCTTAGGTGCAGGCTTAGGTTGTACTGGCTTTGGTACTTCAACCTGAGGTGCAGCTACAGGTTCTACGGGTTTAGGAGAGGGCTTACTATTATGCATTTGCTTAAGCTCTTCCCAATATGCGCTTTGTTTCATACAAGTTATCATTCCTGGGTATCCACCAAAGATATACCGAATAGTGGTACCAGCTACAGGTTGACGATTGCCTAAGGCAATATAATCGTGCTCAGTATACAACTTCTTTTCTCTTAGAAAAAATGCTGCTAAAAGCTTGATTGCCTTATGTATTTTTATTCTATTACCCTTCATCTGCAGTCTCCTCAACTGGTCTACCACCCTCGTCGGGGTTGGCGGCTGAACCTGCTATATTTGCAGGTACTCTAATTTCTTCTGTTCCATCTATTGCAGGGAATCCTAACCTTTCCCGAGCTTCAGCTGCAGTTATAATACCACCATTTACTAATGACGTATAATATGCTGATGCATCCCTCAACTCTGGCTGTAGAGCGGGGATCTCGGTAATATCTTCAACACACTCAAAACCATAGAATCGAGTCATTGCAAAATTAATTTTTCGAACGATAGGAAGTATAGTCTCCAAATAGTAGAGTCGTAAATTCGGGCGAATATTAGCGTTGTTGCCAGAATCTAAAAGAATTGGAGGGATTCCGAGTGCCTTTAAAATGATTTTTTCATTTTCTAAAATAGCATTTTGAAAATCCAATTCTTTAAAACTTACATTTGAAATCGCATCTACTTCGATGCCACCGTCTAAAATTAAAGGTCGTCTGCCACCCGCATCAGGTCTATAACGCTGTTGCCAAGCTAAGATCATACGATCTTTAATTTTATCAGAAAGGGTGTTCGGTGACTTAAGTACAAGTCCGGGAACAGCACCATTCTTAAAGAAGTTATCCTGAAATTTACGCATAGAAGATACAAGATTCATTGTACGCGCTGCAGGACTTAAACGAGGAACTCCACGATATATAGAGTGGAAAGAGTTCTCTTTAACGTGTATAATTTCATCAACAGTAAAATCTACATCATGTAGTGAATAGTGAGACACATAAGTATCTTCATCTGCATGAACAGTAACCTTATCTGCAGGAAGATGATACATATAAGCACCATCAAAGTAGACAAAGATATTACCATCAATTAAAAAATCTGTAATTAAGTTTCTACGAAAAGAGTTGACATCTTGATAGGGATTTGGCTCTCTATTGAGTAGGGACTCTACCTTAACTCTTTTTATGCCTTTAATAACACCTTTAGTGCTAGTATTGGGCTTAACGAGAGTAGGAATCTCGGCTACATCATCTACGATCATGTTTACGCCACGATTTACAATCTCTAATTGCTCATAGGCACGTTCATAGCTTAGAGTATCTTCTCTAGAGCTTTCCACGGTTCCTATGTCATGGAACTGAGCAGGGTTTAGTTTCTCTGCATTCGCTCCTTTAAAAATATTGTTATACCAAGCCATGTTTTTCTCTTTGAATCTCTACCCAACGCATTTGCTTTTTAGCAGTTCCTAGCGAGGGATCTTTACCATAAATTGAATGCAGCTTTAAATGATGCGTATGACATAAAGTCACAGTATACTCATAAAGCTCGGCAGAGTGTTCTTCTATAAAGTCATCCCGAAGTGCCTGTATGTACTCAGGGTTGTGTTTATTCTTTGTAAGCCACTGGTTAAGTAGGGGCGTTAAACTATAATAGTGGTGAAAGTCAAGCTGTTCTGTTTCATTACAAATCTCGCAAGCGCTTCCTTTCTCATACTTGGACTTTGCCTTATCTCGTACATACTTTACAACATCACGTTTTAACTTAGGCATTTCCTTTCGTTTCCTGATTTTTCATTAGAAGAATTATAGCGGCTTTAGGGTGTCTTGTCAATAACTATTTTTGCACAGGTATCATCAGAAGGTTATATTTGAGGTTATGAACGAATAAAGCGCATATCGAAGTGCATCTGCCATGTGCGAAGCTGCGTTGTGTTTCGGTTTTTCCCTTGCTAAATTAGGATTTGGGTCCCACTGGTAGGCATCTACACAAATAAGCGATTCTTTAGCTTCTTGGTCGATGACAAGTTTATCGTTGTCAATAATCCCGGCAACATGTCCAATTCCGTCGAGTACAGACTTCTTCGCGTTAATAGTGGAGATTCCATAGTTCTGCGCGAAATCGAACCTTGTTTGTTGAGCTGCTGAATCAATATAAATGTAATCAATATCCCAACGATCAATAAGTTTTTGTATCTCACCTGCGTGTTGCTCAGTTGTCCTCTCCGCGTTTAAATACTCGTCTACTAAATAGAACGTTTCAGTGTCCCAGTCATATGCAATTACACAGAAGGCAGTAGGGTCTTTATATCCAACGTCCATTCCTGCAAAAACATCCATTTTACTAGTATCAAATTGTGATAGATCTTGTACTTGTGTTTCAAAATTAAACTTCCATATCTGGCCTTCATAAGTATTAAAGTCAGCTTCGTACTCTTGCCGAAACTCGGCTTCTGACATAGACTTACGGGCTTCTGAAATGTCGCTTTCTGACATTCGAGGATTATCTCTATAAGTAGCTCGTATGCTACACCACTCTGGAAACTCCTCTGAAAATCCTCGATAAAAGAACTCGGAAAACCAGTTGTTACGACCCCGTGGCGTGGATATAAATAAAGCCTTGGAGTTTTCTTTGTCAAGTGTGGGTCTTAGTGCTACGTTAAATGCATCTTTACCATCTGCCAGTGCTGCTTCGTCGAATATAATTAGGTCATAACTTCTACCTACTGTAGAGTCTACTTGATTGACAGAACCCATACGTATAGTAGAGCCGTTAGAAATTTCAATAACTTTATCTTTTGCGTTGTCTTTAGTAACTTCTAAATCGAAATGCTTAATAAGATTTCTTTGAAGATCAAAAGAAATCTGAGACAAGGAGTAGTTAGGTGACATGATAAGAATATTGGAGCCAGGCACTAGAGACACTAGCTGTCCAATAATGTTCGCTATGTACGTTTTGCCTTGCCTCCGGGAGACGGCTGCACAGACAAAACGGTACTTAGGATTATTTATCGCGTTGATAATTGCTATCTGCGATGGTAATGCCTTGACCCCTAGTAAATCTAGATATGGGTCGACAGGAAGTTTTAGAAACCTTGCCTCAGATGTTAAATCTACTATTTCATCGGAGAGAATATCTCTCCTACTTATTTCTACTGCCATTTTTATTTACATTCTATAAGTATTGTAATTTGCTTTTTTGAGTGCTTCTTCAACACTCTCCTCAGAAACCTCTTCAACCTCAAACTCTTCTTCACACTCACAAGGATCACATTCGCAATCTTCGCACTCCTTTATAAAGTAGCCATTATCATCAAGCTCGAGAATACCCATAGCAGGTGCATTTTTAGCGATTGCTGCTTTTGCGGCTGCTTCAGTAGCGAATTTTTTAATACGCCCATTTTCGTAAAAACACCATCTACCACGTTTTTCAAATATCATAATATTCTCCTTAAGATTCCTTCTTCACTAGAGTCCAGATACCGTATCCTAAGCCAACCCAAGCGATTAATTTTGCGAGTCCACCAAATAATATTACTGAGCCGCAAATACCTATTAACATTGCGCCATCCCAAGATGTACGCTCTTTCATTGCCAGTTTAAGCCATTTCACAATGTGTTCCCCTCTTCTTATGACCGTTCCAAGCTACGAATCCTGCTAGACGCAGAGACCAGTACGCGAGGTAGTTTAAAACTCTGAAACCATTGACTTCGATACAAATATCTCGGAATATACCATCCATATATTTTTGATCGTGATAACCAATCGTAGTTCCATCCGCCTTCATAAGAGTAGCATATTTATAACCGTAGTCATGAACTAAGCCGCCCATTAGAAGTACTCCAACCGGAGAGAGGAATGTTGCGAGGAATTTAGGAACTGATGCTCCATCAAATTCAAATCCTGCAGGTACCTTATAATCTACTCCGTTAATACTATAGTGAAATTCTTTTGCTATAACCCACTTGCGAGTGCCTAACAACCACATTAATATACCTTTCCAAAAGCCTTTATCTTTTGTTGCTATTGGTACAGGTTGCATTACTGGCATTCTTGGGTATTTAAAATCAATTATCTTCTCTTCTTTTTTATCAACCTTGTTCACTATGAAGCCGATAAGTACTAATACCCCAAGTACTGTCCATTGCCAAAAAGTCATTGCTAAATCAAGTAACATTTCCATTATTTTTTCCCTGCGTATGCATTGGCTCCAAAGAAAGCTGAAACCAGAGCTGCGATAGCTACAAAGTAAGTGGGAGCAATATCACCAATTATTTTTGCGGCGCTATCCAACCCAAATAATGATGTGCAAAAAATGCCGAAAGGATAAAAAAGCATTCCCCATAAGGAAAACCATGTCATCTTTCTCATTGCATCACGCTGTGCATCTTGATCTTCTAATTCTTTTCTACGAAACTCAAGATACATTTCTTGTTCGGTTTCAGTGACCTGTCCGTCACCATTTGTGTCTGCGGGATGGAACCCTGTCTTCTCTTCACTCATTTTAGTACAGCCTTCGGCATCCTTGCCGTTTTAGCTCCCTGCTGGCTGAAACGATTTGAGTTTTCCATAAAGCAGTTACGCTGCTTGGAGTTTCCTAGGGCTTGTTGACACCAATCTAATTCCTGTATAAGTCTGTTATACCACAAAGAGTCGTACTGGTTATTATTTGGATTATCCCTTTCCTCCATTAACTGGTCCATACGCATAGTTATATAGTCGGGCTGTTTGCGTTTTGACATTATTACTACTTACCTCTTTTCTTAGGCTTCTTTTTCTTAGGACGCCCCACTGTTGAACCGTATGTACCTTTACCTTTTGGCATTATTGTGGAACTCCCATTTGAGACAAAGTAACTACTAAGCCTGCTAGGAACATGATTACTGTTCCTCCCATTACAATCATACGACTTTCTATTCGTCGCATGGATTTATCTAGTTCTTCGAGTCTATAAAAGCATGTCTTCCAACGCTCTTCACATTGAGCCTCGTGACGATAAAAATCATTCTCGAGAGTCTGAAGTCCTTGGCTATTCTTAACTATCTGTTCCATTTAAAAGTTTTTCCATTAGCTTACCATAATTTCCCTGACCAAATGGAACAGCTTCATTAATCTGTACATTTGTCTGGTTCTTTATGTTTCCGCCCTGTGCTTTCTCAAGATCAGTCTGTGCTTTAATCTCGTCGATACGCATTTTATGTGCCATTTGTAACAGATCTGCTAAGTCTTTGCTGGAGTATACGCCAGATTCCTGGGCTTCTTCTAGCTTGGATGCAATCATGTCATCTAATAAGGAACCGATGTTGTTCTTGTTACGGTAACCCATGTCCAAGTACACTGTATCAATATACTTTTTTACTTCTCGTTTATTAAGCACTTCTATCACTTCATGTTCTGCTACTTGAAGATGCTCACAAACTCCCTTAATATTGCCAAACATCAAATAGCTATTCGCAACTTCGAGGCCTTCTGGACTAATTGTAGTTAATTCTTTTGTCATGGTTTAGATTATACTCAGTTGAGGGTATTTTGTCAAGAAATTTTTTTCTCAGGTCAGTCAGATAGTGGATTGTCTAGTGCTCTTTGCAACTTGGCTTCGAGTCTATCTTCTAGCTCTTTCATGTCTCTATCCGTGTCGGACTTTAATGAATCTCGCTTTGTTTCAAAACGCTCATTTGCTTTATCAATCATTACTCTTACTTTTTCTTCGGAGTCACGTACTTGATCTTCAACACGGTCTGCTTGTTTCTCAATAGAAATAATATCATCTCGTAACCCTGATTTAATATCCCGAGTGTATTCAATAGCATCATCTAACTTTTGTATTATTTGCGTATTTCGTGCTTCAATAGCATCTGTATCAATATTAGCTATGACTTCCTTCATATCCATGTAATCATCGTAAAATTGAAAACCTGCCCATGCACCACCACCAAGAGTTGAAAGCGCTGTTAGCATTACCATCATTTTTCCGCCTTTGAAGGTCATGCCCCCAATCTCAAACTCTGCCATTTACTCCTCCTCTACTGGTGTAGGCCGTTCTATATCTATGAACTGTAAGTTTCTTAAATTCGATATTTCTTGTTTTAACTTTATTACTTCCATTCTTTTAACCTCAAGTTCTAGTTCATATAAAGTATTGCAGTTAATTCGTTCCCTTGGCCCACCTATAGGAATATTTATTTTTGCATATACTCCTACATCTTGAGGCGACATACTAGGAATTGAGTAGTCTTGCTGATTATAAGTGTTATAGTACTGTTGAGAATATGGGTCGTCGTTGTTAAGAAAACCAACTACACCAAACTCTATATTAGAAGCTGCTCCGATAGCGTTTTGGCACTCAAAAGTACCTGCACGGATTCTATCGTAAGCGTAAGTCTGCCCCATACCGGGCAAATTCATGTTTAACGATGTATTCTCTCCCCAAGCATAGGAACCCACTAACAATAGTAGTATAACTAGATATTTCATAGACTCACTTTTTTATTTTTGAACAAATCCTCGATGCGATAATAGACGGGTCTTTGACCGTATTTAATATTTTTGATTTAGAGCATATATAATACGCCCTCTTCAAGTCTGCTTTTCGAATATAAATATCTGAAGAATGATGATCTAAATATTTAGTTCTTATTAGACTTGGTGCTGCTGCGAATGGTACTGGAACCCAATCTTTATCAAATACCCTTATTGAATAGTAGTTAATTTCCTTTCTACTATTGAATAAATGCATTTCTGTGGTATACAATCCCTGAATGTGGGAAGGTCTCATCTCAGGATGAGTAGGTGTCCATTGGTGAGCATTTACATACCCACCAATGGTAGCCAACAATATAATAATCAATCTCATTTACTGAGCAATACACTCCGCAGTTACTACCGCTGAGTAGTTTCCAGCAGGGAAAGCCTTCTCGTAGCCATATTCGGCTTCAGAGGTGACTTCAAACCAGACACTACCTGCAACAGATAGATCGAATTCAGTAGTATTGTTATACTCTACTTTATTAGTATTAAATGCTGACATGGTTGAGTCAGACATCTGTCCTGCTTCACTGTCTCCAGTCCAAGTAACCGTATCTGTAAGAGAGGGGCTAGAAGTAAAGGAATCTGGGTGAGTTATCTTCGCTACATAAGCATCTGCAGTGACGATGTCATAACGAATTATAGGCGTTACTCCGCCGTCTGCGGGATCAGTACTTAGAGCATCACCTGCTGGGTTACCATATACGCCGTCTGTATCGGTAGTAATAATACATTTAGACTCTACAGTTCCGTTAATAGGGGTTGTGGCATATGCTCCTGCACAAGCCATAAGCGCCGTTAGTAATATTAGTGGTTGTTTCATAATTTAAAGTTTCCTAGTGCGAAGCACTCTTTGATAATTAATTATCGTATTGTTGCTGTACCATTTCGTCATGCAATAATTGCTGAGCAAATGTAACCCGCCTTGCCTTCTTATTGTCTTGTAGTTCCTTATCTTTAAAAGCTAGTACATCATTGTAAACGCCGCCATTTAAAGCGGTCTTATAAGTAACAGGAATAAAGTTCATTGAAAATAGGGCTTGTTCCTGTAGTTGGGCTGCATCTGATAATACTGAACTATTTAAGCCACCAAGCATCTTCTCTAAATTTACTTTAATTTTATCAGTGCGTTTCTTTCTATCATACTCTTCTTGCTCTTTATCTTCCTGCTCTGCTTTCTTTTCCATCTCTAGGCGAACAAGCTCATCTTGTAGTGGGTCATTGTATTCCACTACAGGAATTATATCTTCCAGATTGTAGGGTACTTTATAATCTGGGCAGTCGGGGCTGGTTTGAGGGTCGAAACAAGTATCATACTGGTAAGTATAAATCACAGAAGGGTCTATAACAGAGCCTTCTCCTTCTATTTCAATTGAACCGTCTCCCCAGTATTCTATACCAATACGACCCACAGGTATAGCTTTATAAATTGTGTTTCCTTCTAGGCCTGACCAGTCATCTGTTTCTCGAAAGATGTAACCGTCTCCTAAAGCATTCTCATTCTGTACATGGACTAACATGTCTGCATCAATATCTTTGACTGCGGTATACCTATACACAACATTTCCCACAGTAAGACCGGCTTGCTGCGGGAGGACGTTTGTCATTACCCAGTTTAGACCAAAAGCTGCTGCATTGCTCGTACTGCCATATACATCATCAGAGGAAGAGTAAGAGGCCGAGCAAGCTAGCAATACCGCCAACACCGAATAAGGTATCTTTCGTAGTTTCATCCATTTTCTCCGATTCTTCTTCTTCAACAGGTATTTCGTCTGAGTGTGCTAACCAACCTGCTTTTGCTTCTTCGCCAATCATGCCGTCGTAAGGACAAGGTGTTCCTGCCATCATCATTGCATCAAATACTCGCTGATCTTGACACATTACAGAAACTGCTGCTACTTTCATACCCATATCGTACAGGGTTTTCGCATTCTTCAATTTCTCACAATTCATGTCTCTTACGGTAGTTCCCATAGAGATGCCGAGTATCTGGGTTTGCACTGCACCCGCAACTCCTACCGTACACAAGTCAGAATTGGATATATTCATCGTTGGTGTAATTGCTGACGGGGGTGGTGATTTTAATGTCGTAGTAGTTTCAGACGTTATATCACTCTTTACTGTACTATCAGTTGTAACTACGTCTCCAGGTATTACTGTGTCGTCTTGAGCAAAGATAGTCGAAGAGACTAGGAGTAAGGTTATTAATGTCTTTTTCATGTGTTACCTATTAGTTTTATTTTTAATTCAACCATTATACCTCACCACGAAAATTTTGTCAAGAACTATTTTCGAGGTGCTATACATAAATGTCTAGATGAGTGCCTAAACGGGTCAGTGGAAACCCATACTTCTTATAGAGCCATCTATAATGCATTACGTTATCCTAGCAAATACAAAATGACCGTCTGGGTGATGGCTTGTTGCTTCTCTACTGCCGGGGTTGGTGCCGTAGGGACCTGCAAAAGCTATCATATGCATAGTTATACTTATGGAACTAGAACTTGTTATTGTACATCCGGGAATATGAACTCCTCCTCCGAAGTCATTTATACCATAACTGGCGTTCTCCCCTTCTAGCAGCATATCATTTGACCGATATTTAACCCACCCTGATAAACAGTTTCCTAATAAGTATGTATTGGCCGGATCCATTTCATGTAGACCTGTTATACCCTTTATCTGACCTGTACTTATCATTCTTCCGATTGGAGGGTTAGTAGGGTTAGTAGTTCCTGCGACAGGAGCTGTTACTCCGTCATACCCAGTTGTTACATCGTAGTTTCCATTTTGGTTAGTTCCAGTAGTGAACTGATTTGCAGGAACTACATTATTTATCACTGCTTGTCTCCAGTCTGAACTCCACTTCAAATTATTAGAGCTATCACGTACTTCTAGACCATATGAGGAGGAAGAACCTCCATAAGAAACAGGAGTGGCATTCGAGGAGGAAACTAACATAGCTATTGTATAATCTGAGATATCGCCTCCAGCAGGCAATAGGCACTGAACATACCTATATGAACCATCAGAGTGAGTACTATGAACTCTGGGCGGTAATAGCAATGCTTGATTATCACATTTTATTGCAGCTATGGGTACGCTACCGCTTGCTGGATATCGTCCCGAAGTGAGCTCTACTGTTATATACCTTCCTCCCTCACTAGGGTTTCCTTCATCAGTTATATTCGACTGACTAGTATCCAAGTTTATTATTTCTCTAACTCCATACACTTCTGAAAGACTATCTATTACTAGCCCCGAGTCTCCGTTTAGTATCTCTAATCCATTACTGGGCTGAGTGCCCCCTATAGTAGAGCCTGTATGTTGTAGTACTGTTACTTTACCTGTAAACGCTGAAGAAGTTCTAGCTATTCGAACAGTTGTACCACTTACAATAGTCATTGCTACATTCTTTGATATATCTACCCCTGTTGTAGAGTCTTTTATATTTATTACACAGTTTGAATTAGTTAAACCAGTTAAGCTTGTATTTAAGTCTACATGACTACTTGTTGAAGTAGTAACGGACGATTCATATATCTTGCGAAGGACAGTGTGCCCTGCAGTAAAAGAAGTTACAGCAGTGCCGGAATCATCGTATATAGCGAGCCCATATGCATCTATAGTAGGATTATTTGTAGTAGCCGCTATAGTTTTTGTTACACTGTAAGTCAATCCAGTTGGTACCCATATATTTTCTCCTCCATTAGCAGTGGTAACTAAAGACTGTATGGAATAAGTTTCTGGTATTCCTATATCACTAGGGACATCGCTTACAGTAAGTGCACCGTGTCCTGTACGAGTATAGTCTGTTCCTCCTGCTGTTACTTTATACTGGGTTATACTAGCGTTGGTGGAACTACCACTGTTAATAATAGTTATAGTATGACTAGTATCGGTCGGGAGTATCTCTATAGTGTGGTCTGAGCCAGTCAGATCAATAGTATTATCAGGTTCTTCATAGGATATGGGTACAGTAAAGTATCTTGTAAGACTTCCGCCTGTAGAAGTTACTCCAATAGCGTCCACTGTACCAAGAGTTATATTTGACTTAACCGTTTTAGACTGATTCGAGGTGGTTAAAGTAAGATTACTAGTATTTGTCCAGAAATTACTGTTAAACCCAGACATGGTGGTAGTGGCATTATTGGTAAGTACTTTAAAGTTTACAACATCTCCTGCTGCAAGCTCGTAAGCAGTCCCTGATGTAGTAGCAGAGCCACCGACACCTACCCAAGTAGGGAACCAAACAGGGCCACCCTGTACTAAAATGATAGATACTTGATGAGTAGCCATTAACTTACTTCCCCACTAATAATATGGGTTTTAATTGTACCAAAGGATGTGTTAAACCCTTGTATAATAACTCTATAAGGCCCTGGAGCAAGCAAAGATACAGTACATACATTATCTGACGAAGTATAAGTACAGTTCTCTCTTGCTATGGCCCAAGCTGCTGCCGTAATAGAAATAGCAAGAGTATCTGACAAGCTAACATCCTGTACAGAAAGGGTGCGACCTCCTCCTGTAGAAAGGTCAACGCTAGAAGTATGAGTAGCCATTAGTCAGCATGCCTCGTTATAAAGTTAACCCGCATTTTTTCTGGAGCGAAGTACTCCTGCACGATTTTCTGCGCTAGATCAATATCATACTCTTTGCAACTAAAGATGTCGAAGTATGCTGTACCGTCTAAATCCATGAAATGGGCGCAAATATTTGAAGTTGTAATTAATTGCATCAGGCTGTATCCTTGTTTAGGGTCTCCAGGCAACAGATGCTCGATTATCGGCTCTCCAGCGGCAACCATGTCTATTTGTTTCACTAAGTCTTTAATGAAAAAGTATATAACGGAGCGCTCGGATATATTATCGTTGCATCCACTACAGTCTAGCATTAAATGGTAACCCCAATATGAACTCATGTTTTTTCTCCTTTTATGACGCCAAGTATACAACAGTTATCAAAAATTGTCAAGAATTTTTTTCAAGTTGGGGTATGGGGAGAATGGTTTGGGCAAGTCTATAATGATAGAAAGGATTCAAATACTTGCTTACCGAGCAGCGGGTGCACGCAGTTACGTAAAACTTGACAAGGATCGTGGTTTGTACCATAGTATAGCTTTTCGTCAAAGTGAATATCTAACCAGTCCTGTAGCATCTTTTTTCCTTTTAAATTCTGTACATTTATAAAGTTAGCAGGTCGAGCAACATCTTTCGCTACGATAGGAAAGTTTGACCAAAAGTAGTGACGCCCTACAACACAAGTGGGAGGTATTAGAGGCTTGTAGTAGGGTTTTACGTTTTCTACTACCCAGTGTCCTTTGTAATAAGTCTGTAAAAATATAATCTGCTGGTATAAATCCATTTCAGGATATTTTGGAGAGGTTCTTGAGTTTGCTCTTGCCATTGCGCTATGAGACTGACACGGAGGACTGCTCCAAATAAAATCAAACTGATCAAATACATCAAGCAGTAGTGAGTGAGCATCTTCCACAAATACATCGTCTTCGGGATGAAGTTTTTCGTAGACTGCTGCAATCTTGGGGTCAGACTCGATTGCAACAACAGCCACATCTTCCCAAAGTTTTCTGTTGCCTCCAAGACCTGCATATAAGTTTAGTACATTTATCATAATTGTTTCCTCATTTTGAATCATATATTATACATAAGTTGGGGGAGATTGTCAACAATTATTTACACCTTTTTGGTTATTTGAAATTTACTTGAGTAGTACGTGTGGGGGACCGCGGCCGAGCCGCGCTATGCATAGTCGAATAACCGCCCCCACCTGGAGGCCAGGCCACCCCTGGCTTTGCGAGGTGCTATTCATTTGTAAATTGCATAGCACCTCTGAAACGCACGTCGCAAATAGATAAGTCGGTGTCGCAAAAAAAGCTTGACATACTGGGCGAATGGGTGTAGAATGCTTGCATTGACTAGGAATTCCCCTGCTCATAATATAGGTATAAAAATATGACTACTCCAAATTACACTCCCGAAATGGTTGCTACTTTGCGCGCTTCTGCTCCCTTGGATTTTGACAAGGCGCAAGCACTCGCGAAAACTCTTGACCGCAATGTGCGCTCTGTTATCGCTAAGGCGAAAAGAGAAGGCATCGAATATATCAGCAAGCCGGCTCCGGCCAAGAAAAAAGCCGCACCTAGCAAAGCCGATATGGTCGCGGCCATATGTGATGCGCTAGATATGTCTGATTGTGTAGGGCTAGAAAAATCTACTGGCTCGGCACTCAATAAACTCTTGCAGAACATCGCTTGACACTAATAGGTTTTGCCCTGTATAATCAGGGCTTAACCACTGGAGAATTATGATGAATAGATACGATTTTTGCGGATATA